GCATCCACAAAGAGACGCTTTACAAGTATTATTCCGCCGAACTTAAGCAAGCACGCGACAAGGCCAACGCAACCATCGGCGGTGCGCTATTCAACAAGGCCAAGGCTGGCGATACAACTGCCATGATCTTCTGGCTCAAGACGCGCGCGCGCTGGCGCGAAACCGTGGACATCTCCAACGAGGATGGATCGCTGAGACCGGAGCCAGTCGCTGCCGCCGTCCTTGCTGCGCTCAACAAGATTTACGATGACGCCGAGTGAACATCGAGCCGCCAACCATCAACGGCTCTACAAGTTCGCCCGCACGATCTACCGCGCCCGCACCAATCAGGACATGCTACCGAACAGGCATCAGCGGGAAATCTGCCGTAGCCTCGAGCAGGTCTTCGCCCACCGCATCAAGCGGCTCATCATCAACGTGCCGCCTCGATCCGGCAAGACCGAGATTGCCGTCAAGGCATTCATCGCCTGGACCATCGGCCTCGTGCCTGATGCCGAATTCATCCACGCCAGTTATTCAAAGCGCCTCGCCACATCCAACGCATACGACATCCGCGCCATGATGCAGCACGAGACCTATCGATCAATATTCCCGTGGGTATCGCTCCAAGACGATAGCAAGGCAAAGGATGAGTTTCGGACCTCACACGGCGGCATCGTCTACGCAACCGGCGCAGAAGGAACCATCACAGGCTATGGCGCTGGCAAGATGCGAGACGGCTTCGGCGGTGCCATCATCATCGATGACCCGCACAAGGCAGGTGAGGCAACCTCGCCTATCATGCGGCAGAACGTGATCGACTGGTATCAGACCACGATACAATCACGCCTCAACAAGACAGACACGCCAATCATCGTCATCATGCAGCGGCTCCACGAAGATGATCTTTCCGGCTGGCTTCTGAGCGGCGGTTCTGGTGAAAAGTGGGATAGCCTTGTCATCCCCGCCCGGGATCCAGATGGCTCATCGTTCTGGCCGGAACAATTCCCGCCCGAGATGCTCGACCGCCTCGAGCAATCCAGCCCCTACGTCTTCGCTGGTCAATACATGCAACGACCAGCCCCACTTGGCGGCGGCATCTTCAAGGACGAATGGTGGCGGTTCTACGATGCGATGCCGCCGCTCAAGTGGCGGGCGATCTATGCCGACACGGCGCAAAAGACAAAGGAGCAGAATGACTATTCCGTCTTCCAATGCTGGGGCCAAACGCAAACCGGACAGATCGTGCTGCTCGATATGGCACGCGGCAAATGGGAGGCTCCAGAACTGGAAACAATGGCTCGGGCATTCTGGAAAAAGCATTTGGCAGCATCGGACAAGGGGCCGCTTCGAGCCTTCAAGGTCGAAGACAAGGTGAGCGGCACCGGCCTGATCCAGAAGCTGAAACGTGAAGGCATTCCAATCATTCCGATCCAGCGCAACACCGACAAAGTGACACGCGCCTTCGATGCCGCGCCCTATGTTCAATCCGGCAATGTCTACATCATGGATAACATTGATCACCTGGCCGATTTCATGTCCGAGGCCTCGGTCTTTCCCAACGGCACACATGATGATATGATAGACGCCGCAATGAGTGCAATTTCCGATATGACAGCGCCGCAGTCTGCTCCTGCGGTTCGCGCCTTGTGAGGTTATCGATGGGACTTTTCGACCGTTTCCGCCGCCCGCAAGAGCGCAAGGAATCCGCTGTCGCCAAGCTGATGGTGATCAATCCCGGCCAAGCCGTGTGGTCTCCACGCAACTACGAATCCTTTGCCAAGGAAGCCTATGGCAAGAACGTGGTGGCATATCAGGCCATCAACCGGATCGCTGATGCCATCGCATCCGTCAATCTTGGCGTCTATCGTGGCGAGACGGAACTGGTCGACCACCCGTTGATCACGCTGCTTGAGCGACCGAACCCGCTTCAGTCATATTCCGATTACGTTCGCGCCAAGGTGTCGTTCCTGATGATCGCGGGAAACGGCTACGAAGAGCGGTTCATGGTGGGCCGCGAGGTCAAGGAGCTTTACCAGCTTCGACCAGACCGCATGAAGATCGTTCCGTCATCCAACGGCATCCCGTCTGCATACGAATATACGCTTGGCCAGAACAAGGCGCGGTGGGAGATGGACCCGCGCACGCTCGAATGCGATGTGCGGCACTTGAAGCTGTTCAACCCGTTGAACGATTGGTACGGCATGAGTCCAATCGAGGCAGGTTCCTACGCCATCGACCAGAACAACGAAGCCATGAACTGGATGCAAGCATTGCTCCAGAATTCGGCGCGTCCGTCAGGTGCATTGACCGTCAAGGATTCCGGTACGCTATCAGACGAGAACTTCAACCGTCTCAAGGCCCAGATAGAAGAGCAATATTCCGGCTCCTCGAACGCCGGTCGACCGATGCTCCTCGAAGGTGGCCTTGACTGGCAGCAGATGGGCTTGTCACCGGATGACATGGGCATCATCGAGGTGAAGTTCTCCTCGGCCCGTGACGTTGCCTTGGCCTTCGGCGTGCCGCCGCAACTTCTCGGCATACCTGGCGATAATACCTATTCCAACTATGCCGAGGCTCGTCTGGCGTTCTGGGAAGACACGGCGCTCCCGCTGCTCCAGATGATCGTGAACGATTGGAACGCATGGCTCGGCTCCATCTACGGTGTCGAGATCAAGCCTGACATCGACAGCATTCCGGCCATTGCTGAGAAGCGACTTTCGATGTGGCAGATGGCTGATCAGTCACAAGACCTCACCATCAATGAGCGCCGCGCCTTGAAGGGATACGGGCCAATCGATGGCGGTGACACATTGTTCGTTTCTTCCGCCGAAATCCCCCTGAGCATGGCAACAGAACCGTTACCGGAACCACTCAGCCCCGATCTTGTGAAAGCACTGGCTTATGGCTCGAAGGCTGGTTGATTCGAACACGCGCCGCGAGGTGCGCCGTCAAGGCGCATTGCTCGACAGGTTGACCGTCCAATTCCGTGGCCGTCTCAACCGCGAGATCGCAACCGCCATGCGCGAGATGGTCGAGCATTGGGAGCAGACCGGCAACGTCACCTTGCCGCGCGACTTCCGGGACCGTATCGAGGCGACCTATCGCCAGATGGCAATTGCCTCGATCACCATGTTCGGATCTCGCATCATGGAGCAAGCCAAGGCGCGAGGCTTGAAGCTGGAGACGAAAGAAAGCTTCGCCCAGATTATGACGCGCAGGGCGTTGCGCTTTATTGAGCAAGAGGCGATCCGCCGTCGCATCACAGAGGTGACGGAAACAACCCGCGATCAAATCATTCGGGCAGTTCGGAAAGGCTATGAGGATGGCTTGGGCCAACGCGGCACCGCATCCTACATCCTCGATCTGGTGCCACAGATTTCGTCCTACAGGGCTGAGATGATCGCCCGCACCGAGACGCACGGCGCTGCCAACTATGGTTCACAGGAGGCCGCAAAGCAGACCGGCTTGCCATTGGCCCGTGAGTGGCTGGCCGCTGCCGATGACCGCACCAGAGAGACGCACCGCGAGGCGAACGGCCAGGTTGTCGGAATGGACGATACGTTCCGCGTGGGCGATTCTGACCTAGCCTTCCCCGGCGATCCATCCGGCCCCGGCGATGAGGTCATCAACTGCCGTTGTGCCGTTGGTTACATCGTAGACGAAGCCGCCCTTGAGGCCATGTTGTGATTTCAATCAAGCAATGATATATTCCCCTCATGCCTAGCCCCGGCCCGACCGAAAACGAAGACGAGTTCATCTCCCGTTGCATGAGCGACGAGGAGGCGATGTCTGATTTTCCCGATGAAGATCAGCGTTATGCCGTCTGCATTTCCAACTGGGAAGGCAAGGCCGATGGGTTCTCTCCCAACGAGGCAATGGCACGAGAAGCCACGCGCGGCCTCGATTGGCGCGATGAGTTCAACCGTGGCGGCACCGAGATCGGCGTTGCCCGCGCACGCGACATCAAGAACCGCCGCAACCTTTCGCTCGATACCGTCAAGCGGATGGTGTCTTACTTCGCCCGCCATGAGGTGGACAAGCAAGGCCAAGGATTCTCCCCCGGCGAGGATGGCTATCCATCCGCTGGCCGCATAGCCTGGGCGCTTTGGGGTGGTGATCCCGGCAAGTCATGGGCCAACGCAATAGTTCGCAGAGAAGAGGGCGACAAGTTCATGTCCGAACCGATCCAGCACAAATCCGTTGCCCTCACGCTCAAGCGCGAGCCTGACAATGATGGCGTCTTCGAGGGCTATGCCTCCGTCTTCGGCGTTGTCGATCAGGGAATGGATGTGGTCGAACGCGGCGCATTCCGCAAATCGCTCGGCTCTCGTAAAGTCAAGATGCTATGGCAGCACGATATGAGCCAGCCAATCGGCGTCTGGGATGACATCTACGAGGACGAGCGTGGCCTGTTTGTCCGTGGCCGTCTGCTCAAAGAAGTAGAAAAGGGCCGCGAGGCAATGGCGCTCCTTCGCGCCGGGGCCATCGATTCAATGTCTATCGGCTATCGCACAATGGAAGCCATCCCCGAAGGCGATGGCCGTGTTCGCAAGCTGATGGAAGTGGACCTGTTCGAGATCAGCCTTGTGACGTTCCCGATGCTGCCGGATGCAAAGGTGACAAACGTCAAGTCGATCACCACCGAAAGAGATTTCGAGCGTTTCCTGCGTGATGCAGGATACTCACGCAAAGAGGCCGTGGCTCTCACTCTCCACGGATTCAAAGCCCTACAGAGACAGCGGGACGCTGGCGATGAAGAGGCCGTAACCGAGGGCGTTGATGCCCTTTTACAGTCACTGTCAAAGCTAAAGGAATCCCTGCATGTCAGAGGAAATCAAGAAGGCCGTCGGCGCGGTTGAAGCGCTGCACGCCGGATTCGAAGAGTTCAAGAAGGCCAACGACGAACGCCTTGCCCAGATCGAGAAGAAGGGCAGCGCCGATGTCGTGACCGAGGCCAAGCTTCAGAAGATCGAAGCCGACCTTGAGAAGGCCCAGAAGATTGCTGACGAGGCCGTTCTGGCTTCCAAGCGTCAGTCGCGCATCGTCACCGACGAGCGTGGCGAAGTGGTCGATCACGACCGCAAGGCCCAGGAGTGGGCCTCCATGAATGCCCGCCGCCGTGGCGCTGTTGCTGGTTCATTCGGCGCTGCCGATATGGACGGCTACAAGGCCGCGTTCGACACCTTCATCCGCAAGGGCGAAGAAGTCATGGGACCGGACGAGCGCAAGGCTCTGTCGGTCGGCACCGACCCCGATGGCGGCTATGTGGTCAATCCCGACCTCTCTGGCCGTATCGTGCTCAAGGTGTTCGAGACCAGCCCGATGCGTGCATACGCATCGACGCAGGTCATCTCCTCGGACGCCCTCGAAGGTCTGTTCGATCTCAACGAAGCCTCTTCGGGCTGGGTTGGCGAAACGGACAGCCGCGCTGAGACCAACACGCCGCAGCTTGGCAAGTGGCGCATTCCTGCCCACGAACTCTATGCGAAGCCCAAGGCTACGCAAAAGCTGCTCGATGACGCCTCGATCAACATGGAAGCATGGCTTGCCTCCAAGGTTTCCGAGAAGTTCGCCCGTGACGAAGCCAACGCTTTCGTTGTCGGCAACGGCGTCAA